TATTGCGTAATGCAGCATACACGCAACCAGGTGCATTATATATTGGCTTATTCAAAAACAACGCACTAACAAATCTAGAAGCAGGCACCTTAACTGATGAAGTTTCTACTTCAGGCACAGCTTATGCTCGCAAGGCAGTGACGTTTGGTAATGCGGCATCAGGCTCAGCATCAAACTCAGCAACTGTGACATTTGATGCAGCTACAGCAGATTGGGGCACAATCACAGCCATTGGTATCATGGACGGACTTACAGTAGGAGCAGGTAATGTCTTATTCTACGGTAACCTAACCACAGCTAAACTAATTGAAAACGGTGATACACTACAATTTGTGTCAAACAACGTCACAGTCACTCTAGCTTAATAGACTCTTTAGGAGTCTATCGTGGCTGACAATCGTTATGTTGTTATAGACTATGTTGAAAGTGGATATGATGAAATCCAAAATACCGCTTGGTATATTGAAAGTGACTACTTTGAACTAGGCTATGTAATACAGGGTACTACACAATCAGGTGAAGCCGCAGTCTCAGCGGCTGCCGTCGTCACCTCAACGGCGGATAGATTTAGAAATAGTTCCGCAGACTTAACCTCAACATCAACAATTACCAGCCTGGGCCTTAAGATTATTAGTTTAACTATTAATTACTCTAGCCAGGCTACATTGATATCCTTGGGCATTAAACAAGCTAATGCCAACACTACATTATCATCTGTTACTACATTAACAGCGATACCAAAGAAAACCATAACACCAGTTATAACGCTGACAAGTCTAGCGACAATAACAGCTGATAGTAGTTACACTGCAAGTCCTAGCATAAGTTTAATCAGCTATCCATCTATCTATGCTAAAGCCAGTACAATCAAAACAGCAAATGCTACATTAACAGCATTTGATACGGTAGTCACAGTATCAGCTCGCATACGTTCAACGCAAAGTGATATGGTATCAACTACTACATTCTCTGCTGTGGCTGTAAAAGTGCATGGTGCGAGAATTGGCGAAGTATCTACTGGGTTACACTTTAGCGGTGATAGATATATCACAATCAATCCAACACCAATCGCGGCATATCCTGGCACATATTCGTTAGCACTACAGGATGCGGCAAGTCCAGCATTTGGCAGCACTGTAGGTTATGTTGACGTAGGTGGTGGTGGTAATGGCTTTATAGTTAGTATATGGGCTCGTCAGAGTCAGACTTCAGCACAGAATAGGAGTCTATTAAGTTCCAGCACATATGAAAGTGTCTCAGGTGCTAAGAGTGATTATCGCTTTAATCTAGGTGGAATGAACACGGTAACTAACAGTGCTGACATTGGATTTACAGGCGTAGATGATGCTAACGGACCTACATACGTCCCTGGTATTGGTATAGGTGCTCCTTTTATTCCAGATACAGAATGGCATCATTTCTTATGGCACTTTACACAGTTTAATAACAGTGTAGGTATAAGAACAGTAGTTTCTACAGCCAATGTCTATATAGACGGCACTAGAATAGGAGCCTTTTCTAGCACCGCTCAAGAAGGCACCTCAGCCTATATCAGTGAGCCTTTATATATTGGTATTCAGAAACAACAACAAGGTAATACACCCCCATTAAATTTAATGCGTGAAGAAACTCTATGGGAAGGTGATATCAAACAGATCTGGATTGGGTTTGATAGTCTAGGTGGTAATGTCGTTGGCGGCACATATAACTTTAATATCCAAGACTTCTACCGTGATGGATTGGTTAATCTAGGACAATATGGACGAGGTCTAGCTAACAATCTACCACAGCCAATGGTATATGAACCCTTAGATTATTATACATTACCTACAAGTATTGGCAGTGATTTAACAGCACATCTATTCTCCAATGCCGCTAGCATGTCTGGCAATATTACATCCTTTGACAGCAGTTGGTTACCAGCTGATGCTATACGTGGATTAGAGTCTAGATTTACCTTAATTGCCAGCGGTGATAATATTAAAGAAGCTGAAGTCAATGCGGCCAGTGCGTTCTCATTATCAGCATTTGGTGGATACAATAAACCAGCAAGTTCTACTATCAGCACGGTAGCAACATTTACAGCTAACACCTACAACTTTACCAAAGCTACTGCGACATTATCTTCACTGTTTACCACTACTAATATCTCTGATAGGATTAAAACTGCTTCAATTGCATTAACCAGTGCGTTCAGTGTTAATTTTGATGCAGATGAAACAAACAAAGGTTCTGCAAGTCTAGCCAGTACGTTTACTCTACTAGCAGATGCTACCACAGCACAGCTAGGTAGAGCACAACTAGCTAGCAATTTTAATTTAACTGCTACATCATATAACTTTACCAAAGCACAGGCTACCATGCAGGCCGCTGTAAGTTTAGCTGCTGATGGTAGATTTCAAGCGAGAACAAGAGCGGATGCAACATTGGCCGCGGCATCAACATTCTCAGCCACAGCCAAACGACTTAGACTAGGCACTGCTGTCTTAACACCAGCCTTTACATTAACTCTAGCTCCAGGTAATGCTCTACGTGGTGGCAATATCTCAATGACAGCATTTGATACGGTGTTGTCAGCTGGTAAGATAATTGAATTTCTAATAGAAAATACCATAGTTGTCAATGAAGAACAAAGACTATTGCGTGTGGCCCTGGAATCAACTGTCTTATTAGTACAGATGGCAAATGGAGTAAATACAATTACGGCAGAAACCACTGATATTGTGGTGCCACAAGAACAAGGAGTGTTGTTAGCACAATACAACATACCAACAAATTAGGACAAAGCTATGACAATCACACAATCAGGATTCAAAAAAGATGTTCAAGGGACTTATATTGTTAAGGATCCAGGTGCAATTATCACCTATACAGTAGATTGGAGTGATTGGCTACCAACTACCAGTAATATCTCAACATCAACCTGGACGATTTCAACTGTCTCAGGTGATGGTGCCAATGCCTTAACCAAAGTTACAGACGGTATTACCAACGTTAACAAATACACCTACATTGAAGTAAGCAAAGGCACAGATGGTAATACCTATGTGGCAAAGAACACGGTGGTGACTACAGATGGCACAACTGATGTTCGTAGATTCCGTATTCGTGTGCAGGATAGATACCTATAATGGAAGAGATTAAAAGCAGTATAGACTACTTAGAGGACAAGGACTATGACACAGACTTGCCCAGTGAGACACCTTTACAAGAAGGCATAGCACCCAAGTGGGAGTTTAAGCCACGTAGAAACCCTAAATGGGGTGTGGTTGAACGTGCTGGGTTGGTAGTTGGGCGTGGTGCTAACAAGAAAGTAGTGCCACCAGACGAAGTCTATAAGTTAGCCAGCTTTGGTTGTGACTTACAAGAGATAGCGGATTGGTTCCAGATAAGCCGTGAAACATTAAAGTATAATTTCCAAGACTATATCAACAAAGGACGCAGTGAGCTTAACCAAAGACTCCGCCGTGCTATGATACAGAATGCTTGTAATAATAACAATGCCGCTGTTCAAATCTTTTTGGCGAAGAACCTTTTGAATATGAGTGACAACGGAATAACCAACGGTGACGGTAAAGAAGCCTTGCCGTGGAGTGACGATGCCGCTGAGTAATGCTCAGAAGGTTATCGCCAATAGTCCAAAAAGATTTAGGACAGCAATATGTGGGAGGCGGTTTGGTAAGACATATCTGGCAGTTAGAGAATTAGCCAAATATGCTCGTGTTCCAAATAGTCGCTGTTGGTATATTGCACCAACCAGGGGACAGGGTAAAGGCATAGTCTGGAATCAATTGAAAGACAGATTAGAAAGTCTAAATTGGATAGCCAAGACTAATGAAAGTGATTTAACTATCACCTTAGTCAATGGCAGTGAGATAACGATCAAGTCAGCAGATGCTGGCGAACGTATGCGGGGATTTAGTGTGGATTTTTGCGTATTTGATGAGTTTGGAGATATGAGCGGTGATGTATGGACAGCAGTTCGTCCTACGCTTAGTGATAGAGCAGGACACGCTTTCTTCATTGGCACACCCAAAGGTGGGCGTAGTAGTTGGGCATATGATGTTTACAACAATGCCTTAACCAATGATGATTGGGCAAGTTTCACTTATACCACATTAGATGGTGGTAGGGTCAGTGAAGAAGAAATAGAAAGTGCTAAGAAAGACTTAGATGCTAAAACATTCCAACAGGAGTATTTGGCAAC